CCGTTGTGCAGAACCAGCGGGAAGATCGGCAAGAAGCTTGTTAGCCGTAGCAAGTCGTTCATTGATTCCAGCAATCTGCGTGTTCCCACGCTCAATCACGCTGTTAAGGCGGGATAGCTTTGAGTTGTTGTAATCGTCAACTATGTTTTGATCGGAAACTTGGAAGTTTAGTTTTGATCCAAGATCAGACGATCCGTAGTTTCGATCAGCGGAAAGTTGTGTCAACGCTTGATTAAATTGCGAGCCAGCGTTAGGATTTTGCATCCCAACACCTCCAGCAGTTAATGCTTGAATTTGTGAGGCAAGAGAGTTGCGTGTGTTTTCTTGGTTTGTAGCCTCGGCGAGAAGCTTGGATTGCTCGTCTTGTTTGGACTGAATTTTAGCAAGCTTTATGTCCGTGCTTTTCTGTACAGCTTCGTTATATAATGATGCCGAATAGTCAAGTGCGCCCTGCCATTCTGTTGCATAAGGCTTTCCACCGCCATATTTCCAAGGCTCCTCATACGGAGTGATATTGCCATCTTTGTCAACATTGTATTTTGTGTATGATTGACCGTATACGGACATATTATTTATTTCCCAAAGTTAAATTTGGATTGCCAATGTTTGTGCCAATCGTGCCATAAAAATCAACTGGTCCTGGCTGGCGGTTCATTGCCACATTCTGTTCAACCGATCCGTATGGGCTTGTTCCGTAAAGACGCTCAAACTGCCTAGTCATCTGATCGCCCAATCCGCGATTAAGTGCATACGCCTGTGGGCTAGTCTCATACTGCCTGCGGAGCGACTCTAGGGTACGCTGTGGACCGTATTGGCGTTCTAGCTGCATCGCAGCTTGCACGCCTGCCTGCTGGTCTAGGGCTGATAACTGGCGCTCCAAAGAACGCTGTTGAGGCATATATTGAATACGAAGCTTATTCTCAAGCTCTGCCATGCCAGGAGCCTTCTCCATATATGTTTCAATATTCTTCTTGTACGCCTCTGCATTGGCCTGTGCCACCGCATTCGGATCGGGCGGCGGCGGGGGTGCAGGAATTGAAGGTCCTCCACCCATATTAAACCAATGCCTTTCGCATAAATTTCATATAATCGTATTTTTTCCTTATTCCGTTTCGGTTGAAAATTAGGCTCCTGCGAGGGCCAAATTCATCCCACAGGATGGACAGCAGGCGTTTCATAGCCAAACGACTACGAGCCGTAGATGTACCATCAATTGATGTCACAGTCAAGTCCACAAAAGCTGTATCTCCATTTGGTATATGCACATAATGGGCAGGATCTTGCGATCCGTCAATAGTCCTCGCAACTGCTACTCCGACTATCTCTTTCCCATCCTTAACGACACCAACAAGGTTATTGCGTTCATACCAAGAGAACCAGTCCTTAAAGTTAGGCCATCTTGATTCAGGCACGCCAGAGGCTTCCACATATTCCATAGCCGTCATATTGTCTTTTGAATCTCAATTGTATCCGGATTGGCTGCCGCCATAATTTGGCGAATAGCCATCTTGTTTGCGGTAGTGGAAATTTTTATGTTTAACAAACGCCACTTCTCGTACTTTCTCAGGTCGCTTGCCAGCTTCTTTTTGACTGATGTTGGAAGGATTGCTGGAAGCGTGAATGGAAGTGTTAGAACTGAACTTGAAATATTGATGTTGGATGCAACGTCAATGTCGCCAACGTCAACGTCGCGCTGAATTGCAATTGTCGCATCTGTTGAATACGAATTGTCAAAAATAACTTCAAAATGGCTTCCGTATTTTAGCGAGAATGGATCTGAAAAGTTAAAATCTTTGGTGCGAACATAAGAATTGTAATCAACTCCAGCATCCTTATAGTCTGAAGATGTAGTTCCTGCCGGTGACTTATAGCCAGCATATCTCACAATTGTCCCATTGGTCTTCTTAAACATCGCCCTAGAGCCTTCTTGATTAAAGTTTGTAAGCGTGAACTGCATTACTTGTGGACTCCAAGTTCCCTCGAATGCGCTTAACGCTGTGTTATAAACTAGAAGTGTGTCGTTGTAATCATTTGCTCCAGTAGGTATCGCAAGGAAGTAGCGATTATCGTAGTAGATAGCAGTAGCTACTCTTATTGCATCCGTATTGATGCTTTGGATTACATCTTTGACAACCTCTGAAATTGGTATGCCAACCGAACTGAAATCGTCAGCCACAGACCGAACAAGCGATCTGATTCCGTTGTCGGATAAGAACAGAATGTCGCTGCTTACTTGAACGGCAGTTCCAGTAGCCACGCATCCAGTATTGTTTGAAATGATTGAAACAATCCAATCTGCGCCAGATGTGGCATCATTGGGAATGTCAACCTGGAATACTCTGCGCTTCTTGAAGACGATCAACCTATTTCTGTAATAAGGAACAACCGCCGTAATCTGATCTCCGTCATCTCCGTTGACAACGATGCTGTTTGTTAAGTCCCATACGGAAGGATCAAGAAGATCAGACGCATAAAGCGTGTTTCTGTGTACACCAGATCCAACTCCAAACAATCTATTTTCTGCATTTACTATAAGCCTTAAATTTGCAGGAGGTGGACTGACCGTAGCTGTGGCCGTAGCGCCAGTTCCATTCCCAATGATTGTAATAGTTGGCGCGCCAGAATATCCAGATCCGCCATTAACAACAGTTACCCCTGTAACCGCCCCGCCAGCCACAGTTACAATAAGTTCTGGCATTGTTCCGCCAAGGTCTGGGCCTGTAACAATCGCTGTTGCGCTAGTGTATCCGCTACCCGCTGTTGTTACTGTGATCGCCCTCACCTTGCCGCCCTGCTTTGTCATGCCAGTTCCATCCCAATAATGAAGGTCGTTGTCTAAATCAGCCAAATACATTCTGTCAACAAATTGGGCAAAGGACACTTCAATATCTTGAGCAACGTCATACCCATCTCTCCATAGTCCAATTGCAGAGGAAAATGTCGTGCTTGTTGTGCCCCAAACTCTGTCCGGTGCGTGGATTGTTGCGCTTCCGCTGGAATTGATGCTGTAGAATCTTCCTCCGGTAACAGTCAATAATTGGGCAGTCGAACCAGTTTCGTAGTACCGCATGCCGCCAACCGATCCAGTGCCGCTTGTTGCACCAGTAGCAAAGCTTGTAGCCCCAACGCGAGTCTCAAGATTACCCTTTGGCGAAAGGGTCATATTGTACAACTCTTGTACTTGGTTCTCGGCAAGCAGGTCGGACTGAAGACCGCTGGCTTGACCACCTGTAAAGTTTCGGATGCCGTCAAACGTCAGGACATCGTCCGTTGCGTCAACAAAGTACGGCATAACTTAAATGATCTCTTCGATTGTCAATTCACCAAGGCTGTTTGGAGTAATCTGTTTCATCCCGCCAACCTGGCTCAATTCATAATTGGCCATAGCAGCAAGATCGGAATTCGCTGCTTGGGTCACTACTTGTGCCTTGCCATACTGCCTCTCGCGCTCAAGCGCGTCTGCGTGGGTTAGGGATAGAACAACGTGATTAACGTGAGGAAGACGAAGTTCATCATTAAGGGAGCTTTGAGATGGAGGAAAGTCAACTTGATAGTTGCTGCGCGTAAGGCATTGGAGCTTTTCAATCACCTGCAAAACAGCAGTGCTGCTAGTTTGAAGGGTCGGGAAAATGTCAATTTGAGCCGTACCACCTGTATTTCTTCCCTTGAAATAATAAAACGATGGTGTGCCAGTTGTGTCTGAATTTAGTAAATTTGCATCTTGGCTTACAATCGTGGCCAAATCCATTGGCTGTAGCTCGCTATTGTCATAAGCGACAGACAATGGATTCTCGACCAACGACCCTAGGCTGACCGTACGTGTTCCGGTAGACAGCGTGTAGGTTGAGTTAGTTACCGTTTCCCTCCAGGGGGCAAAGTTCCACACGCGTCGGTAGTTTAGCGATGCCGACTTCTGCAAGAAGGTAAGCGTATCCGAGTCGGTCTTGCCAACCTTCTCGCCAGCGTACTGAGCGATTTCAGTTAGGGTCAAGCTGCCTCCAGGGCTGCAACTTTATTTTTAAGCTCTTCAATTGTAGCCTGCTGTTCTTGAATTGCCCTGAAAGCAAGAGACACCATATTACCGTATGAAAGCGCATCTGGAGTTCCGTCATCAGCATATTGCACAAATTCTGTCAATCCAGCATCATGTACTTCTTCTGCAATAAGTCCGCCAAAAACAGTATTTCCATCGTTTTCTGATTTTCCTCTGTATGTAACTGGTCGTAATTTCATCACATCCAACAATCCATGATTTGTGTTTACAACATCTTTTTTGTATTTGATTGAAGAAGTCGATCTTCCAAGGTTTCCATCTGAAAATATTGCCGCATTCGCAGCACCGCCAGTTGTGTAATTAAATGGAGAATTTGCAAGTAGTCCAGTTGTAATAAGTCCGTCATCTCTGGCTGATAAACAAGTTGAACCAGAAGAGTTTTGACAAAGCAGGTTATATCCAGCACTTGTTGCTGTTGCTCCTTTTGATGTCAACCTAAATCCAGATGAAGGCGTGACACCAATCCCAACATTCCCACTTGAATCAATGGTCATCGCCTCTGTATTATTGGCATCAAATGCTAGTGTTCCACTAGACCTCAATCTAGTCAAACTTCCATCATTAAAAAATGCTCCCTTTTGAGTTCCGTTTGATTTGATTTCTAAAATTCCGCTAGTTGTGCCGTTAAGAGTTAATGAAGTAAATCCAGCAGAGACGAGTGGAGAATTAGTCCCAATCCCAACATTTCCACTCGCATCCTTATAAATCTGCCCACTACCAATGTTGATCACATTTGTAGATCCAGTAATCGTTCCAAGGAATGTGGATGTGGTTGCGGATAGATTTGTAATCGTTCCGTTCGTAACAACTTGATTTGTTGATGTGGTCGTTCCAGTGGTAAGAGCCTGGATTGTGCCAGTCGTAATCGTCGCGCTTGTGCTAACTGTACGATTGCCAGTAGCCGTTCCATAAGTCAACGCACCAGTAAGATTGAAGTTTGTAAATGTTCCAGATGTGAGTCCGTCATCAAACAAGTTCTGAACTGTAACTTTGCGTGGGGCTAGTGCAGCGTCAACGCTACTTGGGGCAATCAGCAATAAATCAGAAGTGCCAATTGTTGTTATTTCGTCTTGATTCTTGATAATAGCAGAATTGACAAGCGCGCTATCAATAAGGTTATGCAGGCTCGTTGCATCAACAGTTCCGTTGGTAGCAAAAGTTTGCTGACGATTGATTATGTTTGCCATATTAAGCTGTAAACCTCATTGCGGTTGCGAAGATTGTTCCTGCGGGAATTGTCCCTGTGGTTGTGCCTTTTCCGATTATGTTGTATTCGACAACATCCGTTGCTATCGGGAAGAAGCTTGTTACAATCAAAGCCCCAGTGCCAGTAGTTGATCCAAGGCTATTGATTGATCCAATCACAATGTCGCCAAGCTGGCATGATAAAGCAAATGTTCCAGTTGTGGAGTCGTTGGCAGCGTGCGTCTGAACTGTGCCGCCAGAGAAGGCAAATGTGCCATAACTAACCGCAGTAAGGCTTGGTCCAGATGCACCAACCTTCAGCGTTCCAACTGTGGCAAGACCGCTAGATGCCGTGATATTTGTTCCAAAAGTAACAGCACCAGTAAATGTGGATGACCCTGCAACCGAGAAAGATCCTGTGCTGCTTACAGCAGAGGTTGACAAGGAAAGCGCACTTTGTGTGTCATCGCCATCAGTAATAACCTGCAACGAGCCGTCAAGACCTCCTGTCCCAAGGGTCTTGATAAGCTGTGTGTAGCTTGTGCTGATTAGTTGTGTTCCGAGTGTTGCCATTTAATCTCCTAGTTGCTTAAACGATTTTTGATTACGTCCCAAGCCATTGAACATATTAGACCAACAACCCCTGCAATAGCCAGAGCCTTCGTCCGGAGGTGTTCCAGGGAAGAGATTCTATTTACCACATCTGCGTAGTTTGACAAGCTGGTCTCGACCATTTTGTAAAGCTGAACCTGACGCTCTTCCATCCTGGCGAGTCTAACCTCCATATTCCAAACTTGCTCTTCGCTCATGGCTTAGTTGCTCCTAGGTCAGATGCTGCGCCCATGTCTGAGTAGACTGGCAAAGCATTGTTATCTTGCTTGCGTGGCGAGCAGGATGCAAAAGCAAGGCAGAGGATGACTAGCGGGATGTTCATCAAGCAGCGGTGATGGTGATGGATGGAAACCAGCCAGATGTGGGGATGATTGTTGCATCTTCAGAATCATTCTGGGATGATTGGTTTATTACGAAATCATTGGTTTCCTCTCCAAAAAGTCCATAAACCTTACCAGCCCTCCAAAATGGTTCAGATGAAAGTGGATTGAAAAATGTTGCTGTAAATGTTGTATTTGGAGGAATTAAAATATATCCATAAGGTGCAGTTGGAAAATCAGCATCTCCATAGCCAGCTTCTTTTAAATAAACCAATCCAGTATCTACAAACATTTTATCGCTGACAAGAGAGCCAGCCACCCTTGTTACCATTAATGTTACTTTTGTATATGTGCCGTCTGGAACAACGCCATTATTTCCAGATATATTAACTGCGTTTGTGGTGGCTACGACAAGACCGCTAGGTGCGGCTCCGCCACCAACCTTGCGGGTGTTCTGCACTCCTAGTCCTAGAGATAGTCTTGGCATAGAATAAAATTACGCTGCGGTTATGGTGATGGATGGAGACCAGCCAGTTGTGGGGATTGTGGTAATATCATTACTTGTACTTGATGCAATCAATGTTCCGTTAAGCCAAGCATTAACATCTCCACCCTCATACGCCCCAACAGAATATAAAGTCCACTCAGAAAATTGATTTGGCCCCATATCTCCCATAAAAGTTGGTGGAGGCCCGAATAACACATAAGCAGTTGGATTAGTGCCTAAATTTGTATAAGCCACACCAGCATTGATTGTAAGTCCATCACCAGTAATTGTTTCATCTGCAACTTTTTTTACAAGCGTACCATATCCACTTATTGCAATAGAACTCGTACTCGCAACAGGAATCCCGCTAGGTGCGGCTCCACCACCACCAACTTTGCGAACAGTTTGTACGCCCAAGCCTAGCGACAATCTTGGCATAAAATTACAATGCAATCACCCGCCAAGGACTTGAACCTTTGGCGGGTTGACTGCTAATTCCATTAGGCCGATTTGTATGCAATCACTCGGCCAGTTCCAGCCGTAAAGCTGTTAAACTCGCCGTAGATGATATTGCCGGAACCAATTGATATACCTGTCAGCGTACCATCGTAATTTCCGCTGATAGTAGTAAACGTGGTGTCGGCAAGCATCTGTATTGCCCAATAGCCTGATGTCGCGGTTCCAGAAGTGCCAACGGTAAATCCGTTTCCACCTTGGAATTTGTCTAATGCACGCGACATAACTTACGCCGTGTAGAACGGAATCTTTACAGAAGTACCGTTGACTTTTAGCAACAAAGCACCCAGGCTGGTTGCGCTCGTGCTGAATGTCCCGCCAGTAGCTGTGCTGGTAATTTCAACCAACTGCGTTTCTTTGGCTGTATCGAGGCGGAAAGGACGGCTTTTGGCCAATGCTTCCCTACGCACA